TATAGTGGTGATCCCTACCACTGCTTCTTACAAAAGCGCAAACAGGGCAATTGAGGCGATCAGACAGGGTTGTTTTGTGGTTGCAGAGCCGCACCCAGCCTTAAAAGATTTTCCCATTTATATCGGCAACATCAAAGAGGGCATCGAATGGACAAAACAGCAGAACATGAACGAACTCATATCCAAGGCGCAGAAATTCGTGACGGCAGAATTCTCGCCTCAAATACTGATCGACAAGTGGAAGAGCGCTACGAGACGGCCTACAACCTTGGATGCGGATCAAAGAAATGGGACGGTTGGATAAACGTAGACCTGCATTCTGATATTTCCGACATCAAATGCGACCTTAGAAAACTAGAGATTGCAAGCGACTCAGCCGATGCGGTAGCGGCAATTCACGTTTTAGAGCACTTTTATGAATGGGAAGCTTACGACTTGTTGACCGAGTGGAAGCGGGTGTTAAAGCCAAGCGGCAAGATGATCTTAGAGCTTCCCTGCATGGATAAGGTGTTTGCCTACGTCCACAATTGCGTGGTCAGCAAAGAGCCATTGCAGCCATTTATGACGACTTTTGCCTTGTGGGGTGATCCTAAGTATAAAGCCGAGGCTATGTGCCATCGATGGGGTTGGTTTCAGCGCCCATTGCATGATATGTTGCAATCAGTAGGAATGCAGAACATTACCTTTTGCGAGCCTAGATACCATTTCCCATTTAGAGACATGAGGGTGGAATGCTCAAAGGGGTCTTAACTAACGCCGAGCGCCATGAGCAGATGGCAAAGTCAATTCACTTGCCCCTGCTAAAGAAAAAGGGCAAATTCAACGACCGGCGCATGACCATTGCTTGTTATGGGCCAAGCCTTGCAGACACTTGGAAACAGCTCAAACGCCCAATAATGACGGTTTCAGGAGCACATGATTACTTGGTGGAAAGGGGCGTTATTCCTGACTTTCATGTTGACTGCGACCCAAGGCCGCACAAAGCTGAAATGTTAAGAAAGCCACAGAAAGCCACTAAGTATCTGATGGCCTCGGTTTGCCACCCAACTTTTTGGGAGACTCTCAAAGGGAAAAATGTTAAGGTATGGCATTTGGTAAATGGAGATGATTTCGAGACGGTGGCATGGGTAGCCCAGCACCACCCCGAGGGCATGGAAAGCCTAATTGGTGGCGGTTCTAGTGTAGGCATGAGGGCAATGAATGTTTCGGCAGCTTTAGGGTTTCGCCGGTTTGACATTCATGGCATGGATTGTTCATATACAAATAACCGCCACGCGGGTGCTCATACTGGCAAAGATCAGATTAAAATCATGGTCAGAGTTGGTTTGAGAACTTTCCAAACAACACAGCAGATGCTCCAAGCGGCAATTGAAATGGAAAAATTCATTGAAACGCAGGATGCTGAAGTGGTGTTTTACGGCGATGGTCTTATGCAGGAAACTGCTTTCAAACTCAAGGAATTAACATGAAAAACGAAGTGGCAGGCTGGACAAACGAGAGCTTCATGGAAGACAACCGTGGCAAGATGGCGGTGTTTTTTCATGCTGTACAGGTGCGTAATAACTTTAAATCAGACGCAGAAAAGCGCCCAATCTTTGAAGAACGCATCTTTATCAAGAAGTTAGTGCCAGGCGATTCGACCTTGGTTGTTGACCGCCCCATGCGCGAGCAAGACATGGAAGATTACCCCATTGAGTGGGCAAGATACGAGCAAAAGAAAGAACAAAAAGTAGCTGGCACACCCATAGACGCATGGATGGCAATTTCAGAAACACAAAAAGCAGAGTTCAAAGCGCTTAACATTTTCACCATTGACCAGTTTGCTAACTTGCCTGATGTGGCTGGCGACAAGATTATGGGCTTTAACGATTTGAGATCAAAGGCTCGGGCTTTCATCATGGCGGCTCAAGATTCGCAGATGATGGACAAGATTCGCGCAGAGATGGATAAAAAAATGGAAGCTCAAGAGGCTGAATTGGCTGAGCTTCGTGCGATGATCAACAAAAAAGCCGGAAGACCTAAAAAAGAAACCGTAGAGGAATGATATGAGCTACACATTACTGCAGCTGGTTGATCAAATGTCCGCAGAGCTGGGCTTAACTCAGCCACCGTCAGTAATTGGCTCATCTAACAATCAGACCATCCAAATTCTTGCTTTGGCTAACCGGTTGGGCAGGGATTTGGTCAGGGACTTTGAATGGCAGCGTTTGGTGCAAGCGTATATTTGGCAGACTGAGCTTGCGGTGAGCACCACCGGCACTATCACGGCAGGCTCTAGAGTTATCACGGCAATTCCAAGCACAGCGGCTTTGCAAGTTGGCAACGTAATTACAGGCACAGGGCAAGCGCCTTATGCTGAGATTCTGACCATTGATAGCTCAACACAGGTAACACTAAACACGCCCGTCACCACCTCAACGGCATCAGTTTCAATGACGTTTGCCAAACAGGACTATGACTTGCCCGATGGCTACGACCGCATGATTTCGGACACCAATTGGGACAGGACAGACCATTGGCGCAACCTTGGAACTAAGTCATCTCAGGATTGGCAATTCTTGCAGGGCGGCATTATCTCTATTGGCCCACGCGAGCGCTATCGGATATACAACAACAAGTTTAGGATTTTCCAAGCTTTGACCACGGTTTATAACTTCTCTTTTGAGTATGTTTCTAACTACTGGATTTGCGCGGCAGGCTCAGATCAAGGCTCAAAGTCAACATATACAGCGGACACAGATACATCAATTTTCCCTGATGACCTGATGTTGGCTGGCTTAAAGTTTTACTTTTTAAAAGCCAAAAAACTTGATTTCACCGTGGAGTTGGGTGAATTTACAAGATCGCTTTCTTATTGCAAAGCGCAGGATGTACCGGTCTCAGCAATGTCACTTGCCCCAGTTGGCATGAATCAACTTGTTGGGCCTTGGAGTGTGCAAGACGGCAATTGGCCTAGTGTTTAAGGAGATAACATGAAATTAGATGGACTGTATGCAAACATCCACGCCAAGCGCGAGCGCATCAAGGCTGGATCAGGCGAGAAGATGAACAAAGTGGGGTCTAAAAACGCACCCACAGCGGCTGACTTTAAACAAGCTGCTAAGACTGCAAAGCCTGAGAAGAAGAAATGACAGCGGCTTGGCAACGCAAAGAGGGTAAGAATCCTGAGGGCGGTCTAAACGCCAAGGGCAGAGCCTCGGCAAAGGCAGAGGGCATGGATTTAAAGCCGCCTGTAAAGTCAGGAGACAACCCACGCCGAGCATCATTCTTAGCGCGGATGGGCAATATGCCTGGCCCAATGGAAAAGAACGGCGAGCCAACCCGATTAGCGTTGTCACTTAAGGCTTGGGGGGCTAGTTCAAAAGAAGACGCTAGGGCGAAATCCAAAGCCATATCACGCAGAAACAAAGACTAATGTTAAATTCATTTGCCCGAATCCCGCGTTCGCAAGCATCGCAAACAGTTACTGTTGCTGCGCCCATTGGTGGGTGGAATGCTCGGGATGCGTTGGGGGCAATGGACCCTTTGGACGCGGTGACGTTGCAGAACTTTTGGCCTGGCACTAACTCGGTCATCCTGCGAAACGGCTACACCAAACACGCAACAGGCTTGCCAGCTCAAGTACAAACGCTGATGGCGTACAGCTCGGGAACGTCAAACAAGTTATTTGCTGTTTCTGATGGCAAAATTTATGATGCCACCAATACTGGCGCTGTTGGCGCTGCGGCTGTAAGTGGTCTTACAAATTCAAAATTTCAGTACACAAACATCACCACAACAGGCGGCTCTTATTTGATGGCGGTTAACGGCGCAGATAAATTACGCACCTTTGATGGCACAAATTGGCATAAAGATGGCGATGGGGCGCCTTATGACATTACCAATGTGGATACGGCAACGGTCTCAAACATCATTCTATTTAAAAACCGCATTTGGCTTACAACTTCTAACACTTTAAAAGCATGGTATTTGCCTGTTAACTCTATTGGCGGTGCGGCGGTTGCGTTAGATATGACCAGTGTTTTCCAGCTTGGTGGCTACATCATGGCGGGGATGACTTGGACGCTGGATGCTGGTTATGGCGTGGACGATTACTTGGTGTTTATCACAAGCAACGGCGAGGCTCTTGTTTGGCGATTAACAGACCCAACCACACCAACAGGGATTTCACAGATTGGACTTTATAAAGTTGGCGCACCTATTGGTAGGCGTTGCTATACAAAGTTTGGCGGGGACTTGCTGATCATTACTCAAGATGGCGTAGTGCCTATGAGTGGGGCATTGCAAAGCTCAAGGCTTGATCCAAGGGTGTCTATCACCAACAAGATTCAATATGCCATGAGCGCGGCAATATCGGCGTATGGGTCTAATTTTGGGTGGTGTTTGCTGTATTACCCTAAAGAAAATCAATTAATCTTGAATGTCCCTTATGACGAGGGTGAGCAACAGCAATTTGTGATGAACAACATCACTAAGAGCTGGTGTAACTTTACAGGCTGGTATGCCAATTGTTGGGAATTGCACATTGATGACCCTTACTTTGGTGGGGATGGCTATGTGGGCTTGGCTTGGAATGGCAACACAGATGACACCGCTGACATTGCTGGATTTGGGCTGCAGAGCTTTCAATCCTATGGCACAGCCTTACAAAAACAATGCAAGATGATCCGCTACCACCTCCAATCAAATGGTTCGCCATCTGTCTTTGGAAACGTAAATGTGGACTACAACTTAGCAGATGAATCGGCTCAGCTTAACTTTTCACCTAGTAGTTATGGAATATGGGACACAGGATTGTGGGATTCTGCTATTTGGGGATCGGGTTTAGTGCCTAGCGCTGATTGGCAGGGGGTCACAAATATTGGATATACGTTTGCCCCGCTGATCAAAACTGCTACGCAGGGCATACAATTGCAATGGGTCGCTACCGATCTAGTGTTTGAAACTGGTGGCGTGTTGTAAAGGATTAAATCATGGGTTTTTTAACTGAATTAAAAGAAGCGGTTTTTGGTGCACCACCGGCTCCACCAGCAGCGCCCGATTATGCGGGTGCGGCAGTAGCTCAAGGTGCGGCTAACGTAGAAACCGCAAGGGCATCTGCAAAATTATCCAACCCAAATGTTTACAGTCCTTATGGGACTCAATTAGTTAGTTATGAGGGGGATGTGCCAACTATTAGGCAAACCCTTACGCCTGAGGCTCAAAGAACTTTAGAGGCACAGCAGGCTCTACAAGGTAATTTGGCTCGATTGGGCGGTACAGCCTACACAAATGCTTTTGGTACGTTGTCATCACCTTTTTCGTTTGGTGGCCCACAAGTACAAACCCAATTCAATCAAGGTGGCGCATTACAAAATGCACCTAGCGCAGGGCAATATGGTTTAGCTGGCGGTGTTAATGCAGGCGCTTATGGTTCAGCGGCAGGAATAAATCCAAATGCTTATGGATTAGCTCAAGGCGGTGTTAATGCTCCTAATATAAATTCAAAATTAGATTTAAGCAATATTGCCAAAATGCCTGTAAACGCAGGCACAACGGCACAAGAAGCAATCATGCGACGTTTAGAGCCGTCATTGGCTAGGCAACGTACAAGCACAGAGACTCAATTAATCAATCAAGGTTTGCGACCAGGCACAGAGGCATACAACAACGCTGCCCGATTGCTTGGGGAACAAGAAAACGACCTTAGAAGTCAGGCAGCTTTACAAGGTTTAAACTTAGATATTGGCGCAAATCAACAAGGCTTTAATCAGGCGTTACAAGGCGGTCAGTTTGGCAACGCGGCTCAGTTGTCGCAGTTTGGTGCGGGTTTGCAAAATCAACAAGCTAGAAATCAAGCCATTGCTCAAAACTATGGTCAAGGAATGTCTGCCCAACAAATGCAAAATCAAGCTATTGCCCAAAATTTTGGTCAAGGAACAACTGCCCAACAATTGCAAAATCAGGCAATTAGTCAAAATTATGGTCAAGGCATGACCTCGGCTCAAGCACAAAATGCTACAGAGGCACAAAGATACAACCAAGGCTTGCAAGCGGCTCAGTTTGGCAATACCGCCCAACAGCAGGCGCTGGCGCAGGCTCTCCAACAGCGTCAATTGCCTTTGAATGAAATTAGTGCATTGATGTCGGGTTCACAAATTCAAAATCCTCAATTTGGCGCTTATCAAGGTCAAAACATTGCGGCAGCGCCTATTGCTAATGCGGCGGCTCAACAAGGTGCATATAACCAAAATTTGTATAACCAGCAAGTGGCTGGGCAAAATGCTAACACTGCAGGATTATTCAGTTTAGGATCTGCGGGTGTAGCAAACATTCCTGAAATCAGAAAATTAGTAGGTTTCTGATGGTTGATTATGGGAGACTTTGATGGCTGACATTAACCTCAATCCTTACACCGCCGAAAGTGAGGCCATAGCCAAAAAGCTAAGGATGGCAGAGCTTTTACAGCAACAAGCAATGCAACCTATTGAATTGCCTACCATGCCTGGGGTGCGGGTTAGCCCTTTGAGTGGATTGGCTAAAATGTTGCAGGCATACGGCGCATCAAAAATGAGTCAAAGAGCTGTAGAAGAACAAAAAGCCTTGGAAGCCAACACAATGGCAGACTTTGCCAAGCTTTATGGAGTTATGGGCCAAACAGAGACCGTGCCTGGCAGGGTAACAACGCCTGCTGTACCAAGCGCACCTATTCCCGAAAATGTTGCACGACAAGCAGAATTGGCAAGATTAAACCAACCCGAGGCTGGCTTTGAAGCACAAGCCGCAATTGGCAGAAATTTGATGCAACCTCAGGATATGCAACAGATTCAAAATCTACCCACCAGCACGGCTGCTGTGCCCGAGGTAAGAGAGCCTGATCGTCAAGTTTCTATGCTTAGAGCTGAAGCGTTGAGTGATCCTAATTTTATGAAAACAAACGCTGGTCGCATGATGTTGGCGCAGGCTTTGATGCAACAAAGAACACAAGAACAAGCTGCGGCGCAAAGAGCGTTAGAAGTTAAATCTCGCAACCCCGAAGAAGATTTATACAGAGTTGTTAATGGTAAATACGAAGTTGTATCCGCTGGCAAACCTAAAGCAACGCCCAAATGGGAAAAATCAAGCATTTACGAAAATGGCAAAGAGGTAACAGGCTGGGTAAACACCAATGCGCCTGATATTCCTAACTCATTTGTGCGTGGCGCCACCAAGCCCGAGATGACAGAGCCTCAACGTCTAGATGCTGAATTAAAACTGTTTCAAGCAAAGGTAGAAGCTGACAAAGCTCAAGATGTGGGTCGCAAACCTACTGTCTTTGAAAGACTACCTAAAGGTGTACCGGTTGGGTCAAAGCGAATTGGAAAATCTCCTGATGGCAAAGACGTTTATGAGTTAAACGGCAAAAAGTATGTGGGGGAATAATGGCTGAATATACTGGTGAAGTAATTTACGAAAAACCTCAAGGTCGCGCTACACCTAAGGTCAATCCTGCATTGGTCAATGCGTTAGTGCCGCCTGCTGTTGCGCCTGTAGGTGCAGCGCCCAATATGTTTTTACCGCCACAAGATCAAAGATCGTTTGACTTGGCGCAAAAAAATCGATTGGCTGCGGAAGCGCTAAAAAGAGAAGAAGAAAAACGCAAAGAAGAAAATCCACAAGCATCACTAACAGAGGGTGAGCGTAAGGCTAGTACCTTACTAACAAGGATGCAATCTTCCACAAAACAATTGCAAGACGTTTTAACAAAATATCCTGATGCTGCAAAACCTGAATATTTGTCAAGTTTTGTGCAAGGAATTAGTGAGCCTGCCGCTAATTTAATAAGATCAACGCCTCGCCAACAAATAGAAACGGCGCAAAAAGATATTGTGGATGCGGCTTTGACGGCGGGCACAGGTGCTTCATATACCGCACAACAATTTAAGGAATTTAAAGAATTTCTTTTTCCGCAAATTGGGGATGATCCGCCTACCATTAAAGACAAACAAAAACGATTAGAGACCGCTATTGAATCTGTAAGGCTTCAAGCTGGTCGTGCTGCCAAACTTGTACCTGAAGTAAAGTTAGGCAACAATCCACCAGCAGGCGCACCTCCTACTGCCAAACAAGCACCTGATGGCAAATGGTATGCGCCTGATCCTGCTAGACCTGGCAAATACTTGCAATATTAAAAGGGATTGAAATGGCTGGCACACCTGTTGAATATGACCCATTTGCAGTTCAGCCCAAGGCGGTTGACATTGATCCATTTGCGCCTAAAAAACGGTCATGGACAGATGTGCCAGGCGAGGCGTTTTCCAATATTTTGCCAAGCGCAAGAAACATGGCATCGGGTTTATACGAAGCTGTAACCAGCCCTGTTAAAACAGTTTCGGGCGTTATGGATGTTGCCGCTGGTAGCTTACAAAATGCTTTGCCAAAGCCCATAGTTGATTTTGTCAATAAGTTTGATGCTGATCCTCAAGCGGCGCAACGTGCTGTTCAAGCGGCAAATGCTGCTGGCGGGATGTTAAAAGATCGTTATGGTAGCGAGGAGGCCATCAAGAAAACATTTGCTACAGACCCTGTAGGTGCGGCTGGTGACTTATCTTTACTGTTAACTGGCGGCGCGGGTGTGGCTGCTAGAACGCCTTTGTTGGCAAAAGCTGCCCCTGCATTGGGTAAAGCGGCAAGCATGGTTGACCCAATCAATTTAACTGGTAAAGCTATCGGCACAACTTATGATTTGGCAGGCGGTTTGGCTAAGTCAGGGCTTGGAATGAAAACCGGTGTTGGAATAGAAGCAATTGAGCAAGCGGTGCAATCAGGTCGCCAAGGAAATACGACATTTCTTGAAAATATGCGCGGTGATGTGCCGATGACTAATGTGCTTGATGATGCACAAGCTAATCTTGCTCAAATGAATTTGAACAAGCAAAAAAATTATCGTTCAGGCATGGTTAACATAAAGAACGATAAATCTGTGCTTGATCTTTCTAATGTTGAAAATGCTTTGATAAATGCAGAAAATACAATTGGTTTTAAGCAATCAGGTATACCTAAAGATGCAAAAGCGGTTGAGGTTTTAAAAAATATAAAAGCAAAAGTAGATAAATGGAAAAATCTTGATCCCGCTGAATACCATACGCCTGAGGGTCTTGATTACCTAAAGCAAAGCCTTTGGGAAGATTTTGGCAAGCTAGGCAAAGACGAAAAATTAGCTTATTCCGTTGGCAAACAAATCTATGATTCTGTAAAAAACGAAATTGGCAAACAAGCGCCTACTTACGCAAAGGTGATGAAAGAATACACCGATGCAAGCGATCTAACCAAAGAAATTGAACGAGCCTTGTCGCTTGGACAAAACGCATCTGCTGACACAGCAATGCGTAAACTTCAATCGTTAATGCGTAACAACGTAAACACAAACTATGGTCAAAGACTTAATCTTGCCCAACAATTAGAAAGCGCTGGTGGTAGAGATTTAATGCCTGCTTTAGCGGGTCAAGCGTTAAGCAGTAAATTGCCTAGAGGCTTGCAAAGCGCAACCAATATTCCATCTGCTCTTTTGGCGTATGGAGCTGGTGGGCCAGCATTGGCAACACTTGATCTTTTGGCATCATCGCCTAAATTGGCAGGCGAGGCATCTTATAAATATGGTCAGCTTGCAAACGCTCTAACACAAGGTCAACAAGCGGCTTCTAGAGCAACACCTATGACAGCCAAACAAGCTAGATTAGCGGCACTATTAGGGGCGCAATCTAATCCATACGCAATTGGGGGACAACAATGAGTTACAACGGCAGTGGAACATTTCAAATAAACACCTCGGGGCAACCAGTAGTCGCGGGAACAGTCATTTCCTCGACCGCCTTTAACGCCCTTACAGCGGACTTGGCGACAGGTCTATCCACGGCTATCACTAAGGACGGTCAGACCACCACAACGGCTCGCATACCCTTTGCCGCTGGTATTAACTCAAGCCTAACCACAGACTCCACAAGCACCGCTACAGGCTCAATCATTACCTCAGGCGGGGTAGGTATAGCAAAAACGGCATATATTGGCACAAATTTATCATTTGCAGGCACAGGCAACCGCATCACTGGTGACTTTAGCAATGCGACACATTCTAGTCGTGCGTTATTTCAAACAAGCACCGCTAACTCAAATACAGCAATTGGCGCTATTCCACTAGGAACCGGTAACACAGCTCAATTTATTGCATACGGCAATGGCGACCCCACAAATTCATCTTTCATTCAACTTTTGGTTAACGCAAGTGAGGGGAGAATAAATTCTGGGCAGCTTGGCGCTGGTTCAAACCTGCCAATGACCTTCTACACAGGAGGTAGTGAGAGAGTCAGGATTGATACGGCTGGTAATGTGGGGATTGGTACGAATTCGCCGGGGACAAAATTAGACGTATCTGGAAATTTGCGTTTTTCCGCTGCAAACCCCGTCATTGAATTGAATAGTGGAGGGCCACAGGTTTACAGCACAACGGCAAACACGCTTCAGTTTGCTTCTGGCGGCGGCATTGGAAGCGCCACTGAACGTATGCGTATCGACTCCAGCGGTAACTTACAAATGCAAGGTGGGGCAGTCATGCCTTATGCACCTGCTCCTACATCAATTGCCGCCGCAACAACATTTACCAATGCACAACTTCAAACGCAAATAATTAACACCACTGGCACGACATACTCAATAACAATGCAAGTTGGTTCGACATTAGAGACATTGGCAACATGGGCAACAACAGGTATTGGATATGACTTTTTTATCATCAATACCGCATCAGGAACAATCACAATAAATGGAACAGTAACCGGCGTAACGTCATTGGGTTCAATGACTATTGCAACAGGTACATCTGCCCATTTCCGCATTCGCAGAACAGCGGCAAACACTTTTGTTCTTTATCGTTTAGTTTAATTAAGGATAAATCATGTTAATTACTTGGTCTATTGCTCAACTTGAGCGTAATTTATTAGATGGTTTGGTGACCAATGTACATTGGTGTTGTACAGCCACGGATGGTGATTTGTCTGCAAGTAATTATGGCTCAGTTGGATTTGAACGTGGAGAAACTTTTACGCCCTATGAAAATCTTACCCAAGATCAAGTTCTTGATTGGGTTAAGTCTGCAATAGAAGTTGAAAATATTGAGGTAGGCTTGGAATCTCATATTGAAGCACAGAAAGCCCCAACAACCGCAACTGGAGTACCTTGGTGAGCGATTTAGAAAAAGATTTTGCTGTGCATGAAGCTATTTGCGCCCAAAGGTACGAGGCCATTGAAAAGTCTTTTATTGCTGGCGACAAACGCATGACCCGCATTGAATACCTTTTGTATGCGGTGATGGCGGTGGTGTTGTTTGGGCCTGGCGTGGCGGCAGATTTTGTTAAAAAGCTATTGGGGCTGTAAATTGATCCGTTCACCGCAGCCCTTGCCGCCATTGCCGCTATCAAGCAGGCCGTATCGTTTTATAAGGACTGCAAAGCGGCTTCCAAGGATGTCACCAGCATCACAATGGAAATATCGGGTTACATCGGTAAATTCTTTGATGCCCACGAACAAGTCAAAGCCGTTTCAGCCGAACAAAAGAAAAACCCGCCAAAGGGTAAGTCACTAAAAGCGCAAGCGCTTGACAACATCTTTCAAGAAATGGAGTTGGAACGCCAAGCCGTTGAGTTGAGGGAATTATTGATCTACGGCGTTGACCCTGCATTGGGTGCGGTTTGGACAAGGTTTCAAGAAGAGTTTGAAAGATTGCAAGCTGAACAAGAAAAGGAAAGATTAGCGCAAGAAGCAAAGGATAGGGTTGCATTATGGCAACGAAAGCAAATGCTAAACAATCTGCAAGACAAAGCGCTAATAATCGGGGCGGTAATGATAGTTACTATATACCTCCACCTATTGTTCCAAGCAATCCGACAAATGACAATAACGAGATGGGATTCTTGATTGCTTTTCTTAGTATGGTCATAGTGTTTGCATTGTTACTGCCAATAATTGGCGCAATGTATCTTGACATTCTTGAAGCCAAAAAAGAAACTAAGCGCCAGCAAGAACAAGTGCAGCGCATGATTAACCAAGTTAAAAAGGAAAAAGAAAATGAGTGAGGAAAAAATACAAGCAATGGAAACCAAAAGTGCTTTGGTTGAAAAAATCACGTTTGCTTTGTTGCCTTTATTGTTTTCTTGCGTTGTTTACCTTATGTCGGCGCTGTCTAACTTGTCCCATGAGGTGACCATCCTAAACAGCAAAATTAGCTTGGTTGTGACTTCAGACAACAAACAAGCCAGCAATACAGGCGCAGAATTGGCAAGGGAGAAATTGCGGCAGGACTTGGAGAAAGAAATCCAAAAGAATAGGGACGACATTCAAGTCAACCGCCTGCACATTGCCATTTTGGAAGATAGAGCAGGAATGAAAACCACATTCAAAAAGGAAGATAAATGATTCCAATAGTTGCATCCCTACTTGGTAGTCTTGCCCAAAACGGGTTAACACTACTGTCTAGCGCCATCCAAGCCAAAGGCAAGGAAGTAGTTGAAAACACCCTTGGCGTAAAGATTCCTGATAACCCAACCCCTGAAGATGTATCCAAGTTGCGCCAGCTTCAGTTTGAGCATGAAGAACGCCTATTGGAATTGGGTATTGAAAAAGCCAAGATGGAACTGGCTGAATTGCAATTGTTTGCCGATGCCGTTAAGAATGAGGATAACAACGTCACAGACCGCTGGAAGTCTGATATGGGGTCAGACTCTTGGCTTTCTAAAAACATACGCCCCATGAGCCTTATAGCCATCTTCTTAGGCTATTTCCTGTTTGCCATGATGAGCGCCTATGGTTACAACGCAAACGAAAGCTATGTGCAGCTTCTTGGGCAATGGGGAATGCTGATCATGGGCGCTTATTTTGGTGGGCGCACAATTGAAAAACTTGCTGATATGCGAGGTAAAAAATGAGCTTAAGCACAGAACAAGCGGCTTTTCTATTAGATGCCTGCAAACTAATTCAATACGCTACAGATCAAGGTTTTGTAGTTACCGGCGGTGAGTTGGCTAGAACGCCCGAGCAACAGGCTATTTATTTTAAAACAGGTCGATCTAAAACCATGAACAGCATTCACCTCAAGCGCTGCGCCATTGACCTTAACTTTTTTAAGGATGGCAAAATTATTTGGAGTAAGGAAATCCTTGCTCCTCTTGGCGCTTATTGGGAGACTCTTCATCCAAAGAATCGTTGGGGAGGGAATTTCTCCAATCTTGTGGATTGTCCACACTTTGAACGTGTGCCAAAAACATAGCAAACAGAACAAGCGTCCCAACCCCAATAATTGCGCCAATCAACAGGGCTAAAACCGTGGCAATCACAGCACACCTCGCATTTCCCAACCTAAAAGAAAGTAATTCCAACGCATAACAACGCTGGGATTTGTGTATTTTCCTTTAACTTGGTTAAGGTCGGCATAACCTTTGGATCGCATCATGGCCTCAAAAACCTGTTGTGCTTTAGTCATTCTTTTCTTCTATTGTGTAAAACCAATCATCCTCAGCCGACCATTTGCGTGTGCCATCCACAGACCATAAATGTTGCGCGGCTTGGAAATCGGGAAACTTTGTCTCGGTAGGCACAAGGCTTTGGTCATACCACAGGCATCGATTGTTGGGCTGGCAAGCAAACTGACCTGACTCAAGTTTAATAAAATTAAAGCTCTTGTGCTCCTCGGCGGTCTCTGTAAAGCCGGTGTCTAAATCCATGCCATCAGCACAGAAATCCACGGTGAACAGGTATGTACCAAAGTGCCATTGCTTATCCTTGCCAAGAAACTTTACACCAAGATTACGCAAGCTGATCTTTTCAACCATGGTAAATCGATAACCCATGCAGTCCCATAGTTGAAGAATGTCAATGGGTAAGTCGCTTGCGCCCTCTTTCCACACATAAGCGTGGATGGGTAGCTTGTCGTACAAAGCACCGTATTCGGTCAGCAGCGACTCAATTCTGAACACTTGGCCTCTAAGAGCTTTGAGGCTGACCCACACACAAGGCACAAGCTCGCCATGCCTTTTGGTGTGGTTATAAAGAAACTCAGCCTTAACAAAGCATTTAATGGGTGGCAATGATGAAACAAGATAGCTCAAATTAACTCCCTTTGTACTGGCACAAACTGCCATTCTCTTTCTGATCTGCCTGAGTTGGATTTGGTGGTGCGCCCTGTAAGCTCAACACGCCCATCCTTTTCAAGCTCTTTCATGCGCCTAGCCACTTGGTTGCCATCAAGCCCCACCAGCTCGGCAATGCCATCTTTGCCCATTGGCCCAAAGCGGCGCAGGCACTCCACAATCTTTTCAAAGTGCTGCTTGGCAAGGTCTATTGATTGATCTGCGGCGGCGTGGCTGGTGGCGGGGTCAAGCCCTCTAGCTCTAAAAAGGGATGTCATCATGTCTATCCTCCTGTTTATTTGCCTTTTCCTCCAAGTCATAGCAGTTTGCCCATCCATTCCAGCCACCGTCTACAAGCGGCATTGAATCCATCTTAATCTTGAGGTTGTCGTTATCGTCTAAAAACACCGACCCAATGTTTTGGTAACGTTTCTTTTCCTGACCCTCGCGGGTTTTGTATGTGCCGGTAATGACAACGATGTTTTTAAATTTCTTCATGGCAGGCTTTCTAATTGTTGGATTTTTAGGTCTACATCACCCAAAAACTGGATGACTGAATTCTCAAGCAAATTAACCATTTCGGGGTCATAGTTGATTCTCTTGATGAATAGCTGGTGTTTCTCGGGCAACCGAGGATCAAAACTTACAAAGTCGCACCAAGGGCGGTCGGCACAGGCCATTTGCCACATCATTTGCGTGATGTATTTCTCAGGCACTTTGCGGTCTAACAGGGTTTGCAAGTGGGTTGCGGTATTGGGGCATTTGATCTCAACCATACCCTCGGAGGCCAAGCCGTCCGGTGACGCACCCGACATGGTTATCCAAGGGTGGTCGATAAACCCCACCTCTGTTACTAAGATGTCCATCCTTGCCTCATAAGCGGCGCGAGCAAAAGGCTCAGTATCCGTTCCCCAAGCCATTGCTGCGTTGCTATAGGACTCGGCAGGTTTGCCTGTTAACCTTTCGCAGACCAATTGGGCAAGGTAATTCTCGCGGCTGGCGCTTGGCCCTGTCTTGGTCTTGGCAATGATGTCTGCCACGCGGCTGGCGGTGACCTTACCGCACCTAGCGGCAAACCATTCTTCTGTACGCTGTTCCATTATGCTTCCCTCGCTTTCAGCATTGCATCTGCCCATTCATAACAACCACCACAAATATCTTGAAATGTTATTTTGTTAGTTGATATGGCAATAGCAATTTCAGGCATTGATAGTTGTGCTTGTAAAACCTTTGCTGCCATGTAATCTCTCAGGGTCATACCAGTTTGGTCGGTGCGGTTAGGGTTAGGAAATGCGTTCATTTGGTTAACTCCTTAGACAATGTTGCTTCCAAATGCGCCTTTTTAGCGTCTTTTTTGTTGATGACCTTGGTCTGCCATGCTTGCTCGCCATTTGTGGCCTTATAAGCGTCTTTGTAGGCTTGCTGTAGCTCTTTGATGGTGGTTACTTCATCCATTGCCGCCAACAGGTCGGCTATTTGGCTTTCATTGACCGTGGACTTAATCTCGGTGCGGCGGCTGGCGCTGTTGCCATCATCATCCTCAGGGGCTAACCCTGTTGCGGCTAATAGGCTGTAACGCCTGGCATAGGTCAATGCCGAACCGTAACCTTGTGGGTCTTGCTTGCTGGCAGGAACGTGCAAAAGACCGCATTCCATGACCTCGCCCGATTCGTGGACAAAGATTGTTTCAACCATCACGCCGTCTTTGGATTCATAAGTGCGTTGCATAAGACCGATGCCATTGCTGTTTAAAGCGTCAATGACGGCCTCAATGCAGTTAGACAGGTCAGCATACTTAGACCGAAAATGCGGGTTTGTGGAGGTTTTCAGAGCTGGCCCAAATTGGCGTTGAGCCTTGACAAATGCTGCGGCGATTTTGTTTCCGATGGGTGTTTCCATGATTTTTCCTTAGTAGTACCATTTGGGGCCACAGGTCACATCTACGATGGTCTCTGCGGTATAGCCATTGATCTTGCGTTTGCCATAAATTGTTATGGCGCGAAGCCCTGAGGTTTCGCATTGCTTCACGGCATCAATGACCTCATTTCTGCCCATTGCTTGGATTTCTTTGTCCATAATGAGTTTTTGTTCGGTCATCTTTGGTTCGCTGGCGCAGCCGACCAGCACCAAAAGTAAAAGTGCGTATTTCATGAGTATCCTTAAAAAGTTTTGTTGAAATAGCCGTTAATGGCAGATGCAACACGCTGATGGCTTGGTGGCTCATAGCCTGCTTGTTTTTTGACTTCTTCTTCAATCCACTTGAAATGAAGTTTGGGAATGTCGTAAGTAATGTCTAAGTTATCTTTGTAAACAAAAATGTCAAAGTAGCCATCTGTTTCCCAATCGTCACCCTCAGACCAAGACCATTTAACGGTGACCTCATCCCAAATTAAATAGGTGATAAATTCACCCTCATCGCCGTCATCTAGCATGATGCTCTCCAAACAAATAGGTCAAGAGCAACCACTACGATGGCGGTTATAGATACAACCCATAAAGCGACTTGTGACCAGTCGGTGGGTTTTTTGTATTTTTCTATTTCAAACATAACTTCTCCTAAAAGACCCTGTGCGAAATTGCTGGGGCATGGGTGCATTGTTAAGCTAAATTAACAGTTATTTTCTAGGTGTTTTCCCTAATGTCGCTTATTTGTTAATTTGCCTTTACAATTTCAGCATGACAAAAGAACAGATTATCCAGTTGGCAGGCTCACAAAGTGAGCTTGCTAGGCTATTGAAGATTTCTAGGGCGGCGGTTTCTATGTGGAAAAACGTGCCTGAGCTGCGAATGCGCCAGCTTAAGGACTTGCGGCCTGAGTGGTTTACAAGCTAAAAAAATTATGTATAATCCAAACCGTCTAGAGTGGCATCTAGGCGATGAACGTCAAAAGAGATTTACAACCCCGCAGGGTACTGTGTGGTCTTGTCGTGTAGTTAGCGATTGGGATTTTTCTCTTTTGACAAATCGCTTTGCTGCTGCTCTCGCCAAGAGCCAAGACCACAGAGCATCTTGCGGGGTTTTTGCTTTTGGACAACGCAATGCGGTACGTCGATGGTTGCGATTGAGATACCCCGATACACGAGCAAGCCAAATCGGGGAGCGTGGGCTTAGTCTTAGAGCGCGGTGGTTGAAACAGTCTGAGACAGTGCGATGCGATGACATGGCTCCGAAGAGCAACATCGAGGCACAGGCGAACTTTGATTTTGATCACGGTAAGGCTGTGCTTTGCTCCAACATTCACCAAAGAGCAATAAGGGAGAAGAGATGACAAACTTTGAACAATTTTGGTCTATATGGCCTGTCAGTACCCGCAAAGGGGGCAAGTCTGATTGCCTCAAGCGTTGGGAAAAGTATTATTGTGATAGCTGCGTTGATCAAATAATTAAGCACATTGAATGGATGAAAACTACCGACCAATGGCGTAAAGACGGTGGGGCTTATATACCCTCACCCGCTGTTTACCTTAACCAACGGCGCTGGGATGGGGCTGAGATACCCGAGGTTAAAAAGACCACTCACATCCTTGAAAAAATTGCCCAAGATCGTGCAAGAGCAGTCCCAATGCCTGCGGACATAAAAGCCAAACTTGATGCGTTAAGGGGCAGATAATGAATGACCGAATTGAAGCAAACCAGCTCCTTGACCGACATAAAGAAACCTACCAACTTAGCCACGTTGACACCACAGCTGCGCTTAGAGCTACTGGAGACTATGAGGACGATGGAAGCGCGGGAGTGGGTGCAGAGATACCGCAAGAAAGTGAGAGACCTTGGGAAAACCAAAGCATCGGCATGGTGGTCACAGGTTTACTTAGACATAGAAAAACGCCGTGGATCAGCGGCCGCCGTTAACCTCAGAAAGCGAATGAATGAGACACGCTAAAAGGGTGGACGCAAACCAAGATCAAATTGTGGTTGCCTTACGAGCTGCTGGCGCCAATGTGTGGATCATTAGCCTGCCGGTTGACTTGCTGGTTGGTTACAAGGGGCACACGTTCTTAGTGGAGATCAAAACAGACGCTAAAAAGCGTTTAACAGCCCTACAGCAAGACTTTTTTGAAAGTTGGGGAGGAAGTACCTTGGCAAAGATTGACAGCCCTGATGCGGCTTTACGCATGATTGGAATATTAAAATGAGAATAGTTTGCTGGTTTAGTTGCGGTGCAGCAAGTGCGGTGGCTACAAAACTAGCGATTGCTGAAAATGATGGCAAATTGCCCTTAATCATTGCTTACACCGAAGTTGCAGAAGAACATCCCGACAACAAGAGATTTCTTAAAGATTGTGAAACTTGGTTTGGCCAAGAAATACAAATTTTGCGTAATGAATTTTATGAGGGGTCAATTTATCGAGTGTTTGAGAAAAATTACATTCGCACCCCCAAGGGCGCACCATGCACGAGGGCCTTAAAAAAGCAAGTGCGTCAAAGATTTGAATTGGCTAATGACAGGCAAGTGTTTGGTTATACAGCTGAAGAACAAGCCCGATTAGATAGGTTTATTGATGCCAACAATGATGTTGACATTTGGATACCATTGATTGACAAAGGGCTTTCTAAAGAAGATTGTTTGGCAATGCTAGAAAACGCCAATATTGAATTGCCAGCAATGTATCGCCTTGGTTATCACAACAACAATTGCATTGGTTGTGTCAAAGGTGGAATGGGCTATTGGAATAAAATTAAGGTTGATTTTCCTGAACATTTTGACCGAATGGCAAAGTTAGAACGTTCTAAAAGCCAAACAGTTTTTAAAGACCGATATTTAGATGAGCTAAAACCAACTGATGGGCATTATCCATCTGAGCAAAACATTGAATGTTCTATTTTTTGCCAAATGGCAGAGCAGGATTACAAATGAAACCCGAAGAAGCGGCGCAAGCCATCCGAGACAAAGCGCCAGCTTACGGTGAGGCTAAAGCCCAAAGGGTTTACCTTGAGGAATTTCGCAAAAGCCAAAAAGCCTTGTTAATGAAAGATGCTTTAGAAATGGGCTTTGAGGCGGCAAATGCACAAGAACGTGAAGCCTACGCCGACCCTATTTATGCCAAACTGTTAAGGGGATTGGCTGCGGCAATTGAAAAAGAAGAGACCCTCAAATGGGAGATTGAGGCGGCAAGGCTTGACATAGAGATTTGGCGAACACGAGAGGCAACAAACAGAATGCAAGACAAGGCACACCAATGAAATGTCCCGAATGCGGGACTTGGACAATAGTCAAAGAAACAAGAACTTCAACAGGAAACACACGCAGGCGGCGTTTGGAATGCGCTAACGAGCACAGATTTACCACATTGGAGACAATACTTGTACCAAAAACATCAATACATAAGAAGCAAAAAACTACTAAAGCTGGTGGCGGGACTTGACTGCCAAGCCTGCGGGTCGGGCAATATGGTGCAGGCCGCGCACACCAATTGGGGTGGTGGCAAGGGTCGAGGGGTTAAAGCTGATGACAACCTAGTGGCGGCTTTATGCTTGAAGTGCCATTACGAGATTGACCAAGGCAAAGAGTTAAGTAAAGAGGAAAGGCAAAGAAAATGGCATCACGCCCACATTGCAACCGTTGCAAAACTTTTTAATCAAGGCGCTTGGCCTGTTGACGTACCCATTCCTACGTTTACAATAGATGTGCAGTTGTCTCATTCGCAGGGGCATTGACCCCTGCTTTTTTTAGGGTAAACATGAAAAAAGACGTTGCCGACTTCATTTCCACGTTGTTTCACAGCTCAACGGTGACGCATTTTATGCACCTGAGTACCGATTCATACGCTACGCATAAGGCTTTGGGTAAGTATTACCCTGCCATTGTTGAGCTGGCTGACAGTTATGCAGAGGCTTATTCGGGTTGTTACGAGAAGATCAAGGATTTTCCTGAGAACTTCCACAATGCCAAAGACCCTGTTAAGTATCTGACCAGCATCAAAGATTACGTTTACAAAAACCGCCAAGCTTTGCCTGATGACACCGAGCTGCAAAACATTGTGGACGAGATTGCCGCGTTGATTGACAGCACAATATATTTATTGTCATTCAAATGATCAGGATATTTGCTGGTTACGACCCAAGGGAGGCTATTGGCTACCATGTGTTTTGCCAAAGCCTGATTGAGCGCACCAGCGAGCCAGTAGCCATAACACCGTTATATGGCACACAGCGGGACGGCACAAACGCATTTACCTATCAGCGGTTTCTTGTACCCTACTTCACTAATTTCACTGGCAGAGCGATATTCATGGATGCAAGCGATATGCTGATGCTTGCCAACATAGACAACCTTAACAAGCTATTTGACCCGACCAAGGCGGTGCAAGTGGTCAAGCATGAGTATCAGACCAAGCACCCAAGGAAATATATTGGTACACCGATGGAATCGGCAAATCGGGACTATTCCCGAAAGAATTGGTCAAGTTTAATACTTTGGAATTGCGATCACCTCAGAAACAGAGTTTTAACGCCTGATTTTGTGGATGACCACAGCGGCTCAGAGCTTCACCGATTCGGTTGGTTGCCTGATTCGCTAATCGGTGAGTTACCGAAAGAATGGAACGTACTGGTTGGCGAGCAAGAGAACAAGAACGCCAAGATTGCCCATTACACGCTAGGCATCCCCGAGTTTGACCATTACCAAAATTGCGACTTTAGCAAGCAATGGTTTAACACTAAAAGCCGTATGATGAATGGCTTGATCAAAATGCGGGAAACAGTTGATGGCTGATTACCGAGACTTAGCTGCGGCGCTTGGTGGTGGGTATGGACAAGATACCGGCGGCATTACGCCTGACACGCTGATCACGCTAAAGAACGGCAAGAAAGCCAGCGCATCCGACCTGCTTGGAATGCTCAAAGCCATTGGCTCGGGGTCGTTAAGCAACCTTGAATCGCTAATTCGGGGAAGCGTAGCGCAAGTGCCTGGCGCGGGTGGCGACCTAGAGGGCTTGGCTCGGGTGGGCATAAACAAAGCATTTGGCGCGGGCGGGGTAAGTGTTAACGAAACCCCTGTATTGCCAACCACCACAGACATTTTGGGCATGATGCCAAGAAAAACGGTAGCAAGACCCGAAACAGCAGGCATGGAAGAGCTGGGCGGGTACATGGCTCCAGCCTTAGGCAAAATAGCTAAACCGGCGATGACAGGGTATGCAAAATTAGCGGGGCAAGAGATCAATGTTGCCATGACAGGCCAACCCACACGGTCATTGTTGGGTGACATTACGCCAAAGCCTAAAAATATTGTTGAATATGACCCAAGGTTTGACCCAAGGGCAAAAGAACAAGCTAGGTTGCAAGCCTTGACTTTGCAAGTAAACCCAAAATCCACAGCCACGCCGCCAACTATTTCATTGGTGGATTTAGAGGGCAGGCCATTTATTACTAGTATGTCAGACAGGACTGCGGCTGGCGGTCAATTAACAGGTATCAACAATATTCCTTTAAACGTACCGGTTGACTATTTGGGCGGTCAAGACTATATGTTTAACAATCCTGGCAAGGTGTGGGCATCTGCGGAGCAGCCTGTCAAGCAAATACTTAACAATGCAGAAATTATTAAAGATGTAACTGGACAAAATCCTTTGTACATTCCTTGGCGCATGGCTCCAACTGGTGGTGACTTTGCTCACATGACCGGTGAGACCATGCTTGGTTACGCTGACACCGTTATGGGCAAGGGCGCAAAAAATAAAGTTAACCGAGAAATAAAAAAATTGATTCCTGATTGGGCTGGCCTTGGAACACCGCAAGGGATAGCTCAATACCGCGATGCACCGGACACAACTCGCAAAGCTTTGAAAAACATGATGGATGTGCAATTTAGAGACATGGGTGGGCTTAACATTGGTGAAGCCCGATTAGCTGTAACCGACCCCAAGCAATACACCGCACAAGAGGGCGGCATCCAAAACATTGGCGAAATCTTTGCTGGTCAACCAATGGTCATGCAATCAGGCCATGTGTCTTACCCGCGAGGAGTGCCAGGCCAAGGTTTGGGCGTAGCGGCTGAAGATAGAAACATTTTTGAATTGTTGCCTGAAGTTGTTAAGCAACGAGGTATTGTTGACCCAAAAAACCCAAGCCCACAGGATTTGCGAGCTTTACAAATGAAACCCTATGCAGGGGTAATCAGCGCAGACCTGCTCAAAGCGTTGGGTTACTAAACAAATACTCAGGTTTAAATTGGTTGGCTAACTCATCACCGTAATGGGATGACAAAAAAGATTTAACGTGGTCAACCGTAACGGCGTTAATTTTTGACATAATACAAAAAGTTTCATGAGCTGTTAACCCATCTAACATTTCTTGCGGCATGACAACATCTGTATTGACAATTGGTGAGTAAATATTCATGATGACACCTCCAAAACCATATTGTAAAGCATCCTTAACTTATGGCGTTTAAAAAAGGCGATAAAACAACAGCAGGCCCAGGACGACCCGCGGGACTGCCAAACAAGCGCACAGTCGAGGCTAGGCAGGCCATAGCCATGTTTGTTGACAACAACTCACACCGGCTAGAGCATTGGCTTGATCAGGTCGCTAACGGCGTTCCTGACCACGACATTAAACCCAACCCTGCCAAAGCCTTTGAGCTATTCCAATCGGTAGTTGAATACCATGTACCCAAATTGGCAAGGACTGAGATTACTGGCAAAGACGATGGGCCGGTAGAAATGGTGGTGACATGGGGCGGCGTGAAGTAATACTGCCCTATTCCCCAAGGGCGGCTTTTATGCCATTCCATGAGCGCACCGAGCGCTGGTCTTGCTTAGTAGCACACCGTAGAGCTGGAAAGACCGTAGCGGCAATCAACGACCTGATAAAGCGCGGTATCACCGAGGGCAACAGATCAGCCCAATATGCCTACATTGCCCCATTTAGAAGCCAAGCCAAGCGGGTGGCGTGGGATTACCTCAAATATTACGCCGCACCAATCACAAAGACCATCAATGAATCCGATTTGTCGGTAGAGCTGCTGAACGGTGCAAAGATTATGCTGTTTGGCTCAGATAACGCTGATGCCATGCGGGGGCTGGGCTTTAACGGCGTTTACCTTGACGAATACGGTGACTTCAAGCCTAGCGTTTGGGGTAACGTCATTCGACCCACATTGTCAGACCGGCTAGGTTGGGCGGTGTTTGGTGGTACGCCTAAGGGCAA